CCGTAATAGCTCCACATCTGCGTCATCAAGCGATTCAAACGCACGATCTATCGCCCGTATCGTCCGCTCCATATCATCTCTGCGGGTCCGCATATCGGTGATGTGTTCCTCCAACTTAATGCGCCGTGCAGCAGCCGCCTCCGTAATCGTCAGTTCCCTCGTGCCGCCGCTGATACGGTCATCCCCATACTGGATAGACGCTATGGATTCATCACGCAAAATCATCTCCTGCGCATCGATCTCCTCTGTGAGATTCGTGACGGCAACCTTCATCTTTGCATAGTTCTGCAAGAGCCGCTTTGTCTCTCTGATATAGTCGCCGTACTCTCTCACTCTTTTTCCTCCTGTCCGTTCATTATCGCGCTGCTTTTGCGCTCCGTCCAGAGAGCGCATCTTGCAGCCGATCTCGAAAGAGTCGCTGCACACCTCGGTCAATCGGATGGATATCCTTATTCTCCTCCCAATGTGCCTCGATCTCACCGATCATATCCCGCAGTTGCCAATCCTCGAAGTCATCCACGCGCCGCAGGACGAGATCGGACACAAGAGACAGCGCATAGGATTGTCGAGGTAGGGCATACCGAAAGGCGAAGAAGTATAATGTCTGCTCATCTAGTGTCATCTTGCTCCTCCTCGATCGCTTCACCAACAACTTTATCTGCAATTCTCTCAACCAACACATTGATTAGATAGGACTGTGCCTGCCCCTCATATCTCTCCACAATGTCGTTGATCTCATCCGGCGCAAAATCAACAGGAACATCATCGACAAAGCGGTTCAGCATCTCCTGATTCTCCTTTGGGGAAAATCTCTTGACCTCGTGTCTCACCGAGAATCGCCGGATAAGGGCTTCGTCAAGTACATCCAGACGATTGGTCGCGGCGATGAGAATCACATCAGTACTCATGCGGTCGATCGCCTGCATAATCGAAATAACAACCCGCGCCATTTCATCGTCGCATTTTGTTCCACCCCGACGCATCTTTCCGATTGCATCAACCTCATCCATCATAAACACGCATGGAAGTCCTTGAAGATCAGAGAAGATTTTGGAGATGTTCTTTGACGTACTGCCTAAGAGAGAATCCACCGTCGCGGAAAGATTGATGTAAATAAACGGAAGCCCAAACCGATAGGCAAGATAGCGCCCAAAGGTCGTTTTCCCTGTGCCGCTCTCCCCATAGAGCAGCGTCGCATTCAGATAACGTATCTGCATCTCGCTCATGCGCTGAGATACGCGGCGCATTTTATGAATATGCCGGAACAACTCCTGTTCCCGTGCAGAGATGTAGTAACGATTTGCGAGGAACCCCGAACAATCCTCCGAAATAATATTTCTGTTGTTTGCCGCAAGCGACATAGTATCCAACAGGTTTTTCTTCTCCAAACGGTTGATTGCCTCCTTACAAAAGGCATCATTCTTTGCTGTTTTATCTTCTCGAACAACAAGCAACGCATCATTCCTAATTGCTTCCGTGATATTGTTGCAGTCCATGATGGCGCGAACAAGTCTGCACTGAAGTGCTGTCAGTCCCACTTTTACTCCCCCTCAAAACGGAATGTCCTCATCGGGCACAGGCGCCCGATTCCTGTCCAGTGATTCATTCGGATTCCTCCTGAATTGTCTTTCGTGAGAACACCACAACAGCACTCGGAAACGGCGCACTGTTTTTTACGCCGCCAAATTTCAAGCGCCCTCGGATAAATCGAAGATCATTTGATTTCAGACAATAGTCCTGAAACCATCGTGTGTCCGTTCGTGCTGGCAGGAGGCATACAACCGTCGCCCTTCCTGCACGCCCCGCATTATAGGCTTTCTCCACCCATCGCCCGATCTGTCGTCCATACGGCGGATTCATGAAGCAGACCCCCTCCCACCTCATAGAAAGACCGTCGTCTTTCGGCGTATAGTACCGCTCGCATTTGGCGTTCTCAGGCAATGCACAAACATCCAGATCAAACCCAAATTCCATATTCAGCTCATCGAAAAAATCCTGCGGGGTTTCCCAAAGATCTGTGCTACTCGTCATCATTCCCGCATTTATCATTTCGTCTCCTCCTTCATCCGCACAAACTCCTCAATGCAGGAGAGCAGCCCCTCCTCCGTCACAGACACATCCCATTTGCCATATACCACGTCGAGTTCATCCTCAGGATAGATTCTGCACTCTGTATATCCGCTCAGAGCAACCACATGTACCGCCGCAAAGTATCTCTTCCCCTTATGTTCAAATCTACAGCACAGCCCTTTTGTGCCATTGTTCCGCTCCACTTTGTACGTCATCACCGCACCTCCTCCGCACACTCCACAATCCGCCGTATCATATCTTCGCTCCCTTCCTCATCCATTCTTCATACACTTCTTTTTCCAGTATAGCCTTCAATTTTTCTGTTAGCTCTTTGTATGCCTTTGTACCAAGTAGGCGAATGTTTTTTATTTCCTCCGGTGTTTTTAACAGGATGTCACCAACTGTTCTAATGCCCGATTCATGAAGTCTGTTGACCAGACGAACCCTAATATCAAGCATCTCGATTTTTACCGCCGACACATTTGACCTGTAATCCAATGTACCTTTACTGAACTCTCTCTCCTCTGTCGTCTGCAACGGTTCCCACGGAATAACAGCTTTCGACCATGTTTTTATGCGAACCTTGCCGTTCCATACCTGCTCGACGCGTGGACGGATGTGCTGCGGTGGCGTTGTAAGACCACAGCTCTCACATTGGACGATATGACCCTTTCCCCTGATCTCATAAAAAATACCTTTGCCGCCGCAAAGCGGACAGGGCTTTAATACATCGTTCATACTACCGCACCTCCCTAAAAACAATATCCGTCTCCCTCATCATGTGGAGAAAGAGCTTCTTGCGCAACTGATAGTCCCGCGTCCGCACACCCTTGACCTCGATCACCTCACGCCGACCATCATCATACTCGACGAGAAAATCCGGCGTGTAGGTGATTGGCTTCTGGGGCTTACCTTGATTGTCGTGAAAGCCCTCAAGCAAGGTGTACGTCGGCTGACATTCAAGGTGCTTGATCTCACCGAGCCGCAATTTCTCGCGGAGCATCATATACCACTCCGCCTCGCGCTTGCTGTCAAAGGTGCGCCTATAGACCGTTGTCTTGCGTGCGTTGTACTTGTTTGGCTTCCTGCGTGTATGCAGAATCATCGGTCATACTCCTCGAAATAGAATTTGACGGGTCTGCCTGTGAGCCGAATCAAACCGTGTGCAAGAGCAAGGCGGAACGTCAACAATTTTTCGAGCCGCCCGATGATAAGTCCTAGCTGTTCACGCAAGCCCTCAACGCTCAGGGTTGACTTATAGAAGTTGCACTGCCGACACGCAGGACGGTAGTTCGTAATCTCATCTTCGCCACCAAGATAGACAGATTGCACATGATCGACCTGCATTTCCTTGATGTCGATCTCCTTACCGCAATACGCGCAGTGCCCGCCGTACATCTCGTATACCTCACGGCGCATATCTTTCGACAAGGCTTTTCGTCGCCGTACCCCTGTAATCTCCTGTTTTTGTGCCCGCATCACATTCCCGATTGCCTCCCGCGCCGTCGGGTCGGCTTTCCTGCACGGTGTGTACTCATCCATGACTGCACCTCCTCAGAAATACCCGCGTTTCTTGTTCTTCTCGTTCACGCGCCACTGCACCACACCACGAGCCTTCTCATCGTAGCCGAGTGCATCAAGCCACGAGACGCAGACCGTGATAACGTCCGTAAGTTCTTCGGCAAGATTGGTTTCTACCGCCTCAATCGCAGCCTCATCCTCCTCGCCGCACTGTGCGCAGTGCAAACAAAAAAGTTTTATTGCCTCCTGCGCCACCTCATGCGTCTCCTCGTACAACTTCGCCACCCACTCTGTTGTTGCCGCTTCGCTGTACTTCGTGCACGGCTGCGGCTTCGTCATGTCAATCTCCTGCTCGTGTGCGTCGCATTCTTCGGACTTGCCGAACATCTCCGAGACAACGTTGTCTGTTGCCTCTTCCAGCTCACTGCACAGCGTTCTGATTCGCACAAGCTCTGCCGTAGTACGTTCGATACGCTCCATGAGCCGCACCTGTGTGTCTGTCATTTCTTCACCTTTCTGTGCCATCTCAACATGCTCCTCTCCGAATCGCTCACTTTTCTTGTTCTCGCAACCATTCCTCGTGTTCCTTCTCGATGTGTTCCTCGTATGCCTTATCGTATTGCTCGTATTCCTCTTCCTCCTCCCTCTGGTATCGCTTGTTATCCCAAAAGCAATCTTCGCAGACAACCCCATATACACTGCTCAGCTCTAATTCCCGCTCAGGCACATACCTTCTGCAGCAGCCACATCTTTCAAGCCCCATCTCAGCACGCTCCTCTCATGCGATAATCCTCCGCCCGAATGTTGACCGGGACCGTCATTTCCGACAGTCTGCTTGCAACGCGTAGGCCGAATACATCGGCTATTCTTTTGCCGTCGTAGTTGGTCGTGATGATCGTCGGAAGCATATGCTCGTAACGGTGATTGATGAGTACATAGATCAGCTCCACCACCCACGGTTTTGGATCCTCTGCCCCGAGGTCATCCAACACAAGGAGCGGTGCGTTCTTTGCCGCCTCGACGAGTTCCCCCGCCTTTCCGTCCTTCGTGCTAAAGCTCGCTTTCATCTTCGCGAGAAGGTCAGGGACGACCACGAACATTCCGGGGATCCCTTTTTCTGCCGTCTCGCGCAGGATCGCGGCTGCCAGATGTGTCTTTCCCGTCCCGCAGTTCCCCTTGAGCAAAATCCCCGGCACTTTGGGATCAAGCTTTACCGCCGCGCAGAATCGCCTGCATAAATCAACTGCCGGTTTTGTCGCCGGAGTTGCCTGAAACGTTGCGAATGTGCGTGAGCGGAACCGCTCGCTGACTCCACCGCTTCCCATGATCCTCTCAATCCTCTTCTGCTCCTGCTGCGTCCTGTACTTGGCGCAGGGTGCGATGCACGAAAGGAGCGGGTTACGGTATCTCTCGTTCCTGAACTCTCGCCCGTTGTAGCGGCACTCGTGACAGTCCTCCACGTGGTAGGGACACGCTGCACACGCCGCATCATGCGCTTGCTTGATCGTCTCCGCTTCCGCTGCCAGAAGAAGCCCCTGTGCTGTACGGATTGCCTCTCTGGGTGCTCCGATCGTCCGCAGAATCTCCGCTCTCCTCGGTCGTGCCGCCCAGATCATACGGGCTTCCCTTGACCGTATCTCCGTCAAAGTACGCAGCATACGCGGATTTCTCTGCGCCATCTCCTGCCATGTGCTCTTGACCGCTGTTAATGCCATGTTGTGTCCCGCCTTTCTTTCGCTCTGCCTTGAATCCGTCCCGCTTCCATCGCTCGAGAATCGCCGTGATATAGCGCAGGCTGCGGCCGTTGGATAACGCCGCCTCCTTGATCGCCTCTGTCACCCAGAGAGCACTGTATTCGTCCGTGAGGTCAACAAGAGCGTCCTGCTCGATCTTCCCTGCGACGGGGTGGATGTTATTCTCGAACGCCTGCACCACCTCTGCGAGAGAGTTGCCCTCCTCGCGCGCGCACGTTGCAGCTGCTGCAGTCTTGTCTTGTCTAGCAGTCTTGTCTTGTCTTATTAATGTCTCAGTATCTGTCTCACACACTGTCTCAGTATCTGTCTCACACACTGTCTCAGTATCTGTCTCACATACTGTCTCAGTATCTGTCTCACATACTGTCGCAATAGGGGTAGTCAATTTATACAAGGTCGTCTTTTTCCCGGCCGTTTTGAAATCAATCCACCCGAGCTGCTTCAATCTGTTCTTTGCTTTTGTGATGGTATTTACGCTTCCAACGTTGGTCATATCTTGCAAGCGACGATCAGAGCACCCGAACCACTCCTGAAACAGCAGGTCATTATCAATGCTCAGCAGCATTGTATAAACCGCTATTTCGATGGAGCCGATTCGATCGTCCGCCGATGCAGCTCTCGCAAACATTCTGAACCGATCAATCAGCGTCAGCACACCATTCACCTCGCTTCTCTATGGTCTAGGGAGCTTGCTCCACACAATCACATCATCATTCAGCATCTCAGAAATTTCTTCAAAATCCCACATGACAGCGCAAGTATCATCTAAACTTGAGACAAAATCTGCATCACAGCAAATCATAACTTCATTCTCTCTTGCCCCTTGAGCATTCACAATAAGTTCTAGAGTTGCGATTGCGCCATCATATTTGGATACACCTATCTCCTTCTGATAGATTTCAAGTCCCTTGGAATTTTTATATCCCAATGGTTTAAATCCATACTCTCTCAGCCGTTCCAAGTCTTTAACGATAAACAATATCTTTACCTCCTATTCTTCCACAATCGGTACACATCCGCGATCCGCTCGTCAATCTTCACCGGCTCAAGGATGTACCTCCTTAGAAAATCCTCCCACCCTACTGCATGTATCTCCGTATGATGCTCCCTGCAAAGAGGCAGCGCCCGCATACCAATGTGGCATATTTCCTTGCGGTTGCGCCCCATGCCGACCGCATCGACGTGATGCAGCTCCGCTTTCCGTCCGCATACCGCGCACCGCTTATTCATGAGGCACGCCCACACATACCTAGGTATGTCCTCTGAGAGCTGATACAGCGGCTCTCCCACGTCAACCCCGTGGAGAATACAGAAATCGATGAGATACGTGATAAAGAGCCGTGCGGTCGTCATGTCGCAGTCTGAGAGCGAGAATGATCTTCTCAGCGTCTTCGCCTCGCCGATGAACATCAGCTTGAGCATTTCCTTCATGCATTCCAGCGGGGTATATCCCCACCATGCTGCGATGTAGGAGATCAGCACATAGGCTTTCTTTCGCTGATCGGCGGATATGTGACGCTCATCAACGAGTTCCACACCGACGGTAGGTTGATACCCCTCTGGTCTCTTTTTGCCATGAGGGAACGGGACAAAGACCGTAAGCCCATCATCCCGCTCCTCCACAACATCACCTAGGAGTACCATGCTCAGAACGGAATGCCCGAATCATCAGCGGTATATACTCCACGCATCTCCGCCTCGATGCATTTCTTTTCCGGTACTGCGATTGCCTCGATTCCCTCAATCGGCAGGATACCGATGCATTTGGTCGAGGTGTAGATTCTGCCGTTGTAGATGTACTCCTCTTCGCGGAACTTGCCGCCGAAGAGTTTGCCGACAAGACTCTGCTCGTTCCAGTCCCATGTGTAGCCCGGATTGGATTTCTCGATGTTCTGGAGCATACCCTTGAAGCGCCCTTGATGATCACCGGCCGTGAGCTGATAATACATACCGCCCCATTTCGCATCAGCATTGCCCGCCTTGCGCCCCTCGTACTGCTTGCGGTAGTAGCCCCTGTGCGGGCCACTCTCAATGTCAAAGGAGATTGTCAGCATCTCTGCGCCGCTCTTTGACTCGCCCAGCTGCACCTTGATGATACGGCACTCATAGCCCCCCGGCGGCAACGGGGTGTATTCTCCCGTTACGGCGGCCGTCTCGTCCCAGTTACTTGGTTTGGTCATCATTGTCATCGTCCTCCTCATACTTTTTCAGTGCCGCGATTACCGCAGCCATATCATTCGGAATCTCTTTGGGAAAGCACCCCATCGGGCTCTTTGCCGTCGAGTGGTCTGCCTGTGTGACGAACGTATATTGCCCGTCACTGCCCTTAGAGAGCAAAACCGTTGTGAACTTTGCCTCCGGTACAAGCTTATCCAGCTTGCGCCCCGATGTTTTCATCCGCGTAAACATATACCCGTTTTCGTCGCGGTCGGTCTGTGAATGCGCCATGCACACAACGGTCAAATCATCGCGGTAGAGGTGTATGTTCGTCAGAATCCCCCAGATGCTCCAGGCCAAATCGGCCCACTTATCGAAGGTTTTCTCCCGCATTCGGTTCATCTCATCGTCTGTCATACACATATTCAGCGTGTCAATGACAACAGTCTTGATGTGCTGCAGGTCGCCTTTGTCAATGCGGTTCAGCACCTCGGTGATCTTCGGGACGCTCGATGTCTGGAAATAGTTTTTGTTTGCGCTGTTATAGGACTTGCGCCAGCCACGCCACGAAAGCCCCTTGCGGTCAGCGTCAATGACGAATGTGGTCGTGGGGTCGAGGGTTCGGAGCGACGTTGTCTTGCCGCTCCCGCTCTCCCCCATAATCAGAATCGCTCTGCTCATGATGTTACCTCCTTACTTGATCTGGATACTCTGTCGCTCCACGAGTGCACATCCTGCAACCGCATCTCCGGCTTTAAGTGCAGCAAGGATGCCTGACTTATCGATCTTATCCGGCTGTGGAATACGGAATTCCTGCGGGATTGCCGCCTCGTCTGTGATCTCTGTTGCCTTAGATGCATGAAAACTGATTTGATACTCTGTATCCTTAACTGACTTTCCGTCGAGATATGCAGCGAGATAACTCTTGAGCCCATCCGCCTTATTCTTTGCAGCCTTTTCACGGGCAGCGAATGCCTCCCTCTGCTCTTTGAGTGCCGCCGCCTCCGCATTGAGGTCTTTAATCCAGCATGCGATATTGCGGATTTTGCGCGACTTCTCCATATTCAGCTCGTCGAGCTTTTCCGCGTCGATGATTTCCCCTGTCTCCATGTCTACGCAGGAGAGGATTTCTTTATCGATGTCGTAGAGGTTCACGATGCCAGCACCGCCTTTCTGAATATGCCAAAACTGCGCTGATGAGAGCTTGCGCTCTCCTTGACGCACCGCTCATACTTGTTGTAGTAAAGCCTGGAATCGATCGTCACCAGCTTGTCACCGGAAATGCAGCCCTTGTCAATGTAGGTCAGCTCAATGTGTGCCGACCCCTTGTAACGCTGCATATCCGCCGAGAGCAACGTGAGCCTCCCGAACGCTTCCTCAAGCTCCACGAGGGCTTTCAGACCCTCGGGAAGCCGCTTCGGAATCCTCATCTCTACTCCTCCTCATCTATCTCATACGCTGCCGCCGAAAATTCCTGTTCGTCGAAATCAAACGCCTTGAACAGATCGCCACGCTCCATATCCTCGACGATCTCCTCTGCCTCCTCCTCAGACGAGGCTGTTACCTCGACAGCCCCCTCAATACGGAAATTTACCCTGTATCTCATGTTTGCTATTCCTCCTCATCCGTGATATACTCACGGTATAGCTTTATTGCCCTGCGCTCGGAGCGGTTGCCGCCGCTGTGGGCGCTTTTCTTTTGCGTTGAGCTCCCTCACATGTGTGAGAGCCTCATCCAACGTCGCATAATGCGTACCGCTTCGCTCCTCCACACCGTCAACGATGCGGAAAATAATGTGCATCGTCAGCGGCGGACTCACCATCTCGCGGCGTGTCTTCCACTTCGTCATTCCTGCTCCTCCTTTATGCGAACTATGCGAACTCATACCAGATGAGCACGGGCACCTTCTCCCAGTCTTGCGGGTTGGGGGAATCCGTCGTTCCCCACTCTCGGCGGAGAACCGCAACCCCGTCGTCCGTCTTGTAAATAACTTCGGCGGACTCGCTGTGTACGGCGCGCCCGCAGCCGTGGTTGTCATAGCCAGCCCACTTTTCGCCGACCGCTGCCGCACGCAACGTGGCGTACGAGACCGCAACGGGCTCGCCGCAGCCGTTGTAGCTGCTTCCCTGCAGCACGAATGCGGTAGCTTCTTTCTTGACTTCCATTTTCATTTTGCTTCCTCCTTATCTCCCTTGACCCAGTAGGTTATCCGCAGCTGATCTCCCGGGTAGATCATCCCGTGCCGTTCGAGCAGCCAAGGATTGTTCTCCTCGATGCCGCTCTTGTACTCCAAGATATAGCGGCGCGTCGCCGTATTCTTGGTGAGATACTCCTCGGCGATGTCCCAGAGCGTATCGCCCGCTTTGACGACATACGTTTCCTCAACGAGGACGGCCTCCTTACCGTCGTCCCAGGGATTCACCGCACCAGAGCAGAGCGCTGCAACGCCTACAAACGCCCCACCGATCGCGATGTGTTTCCAAAACTCATGCATGAGCTTTAACCTCCTTTCTCTCTTTG